TGGCGCTGTTTTAGATCTAATCAGCGAAGGCGAAATTCAAGGAATAGAAGACGGCTTAAAAGGTATTTACCTGGACAACACCCCAATTCAGGACAGTAATGGAAATGATAATTTTACTGGTTACACCGTTGTTACACGCAATGGCACTCAGGGGCAAACGTATATTTCAGGTCTAAATGGCACGCAGCGAGAAAAGCTGGTCAACGCTGAATTCACTAAATCTACTTCCGTAACTCGTCAAATTACTGATAATGACGTTGACCGCTTAAGGATTACTGTTCAGCTTCCTGCATTGCAGGAGTTTCAAAGTGACGGCGACATTGAAGGCAGCTCAGTTCAAATCAAAGTACAGATTCAGTACGACGGTGGCGGTTTTGTCGATGCTTTTACAGACACGATCAGCGGCAAAAGCAGCAACGTTTACAAGCGTGACTACATGGTGGAGCTAACCGGAAATTTTCCGGTTGATGTCCGCTTGGTGCGTCTAAGCGATGATCCAGACACTGCCAGGCTGCAAAACGATACTTACTGGTACAGCTACACCGAAATCATCGACGAGCGCTTGCGCTACCCCAACAGCGCGTTGGCGTTTTTGCGTTTTGATTCTCGTCAATTCAGTGGTATTCCCAGGCGTAAATATCTCGTTCGCGGCATTAAGGTCAAGATCCCGAGCAACGCGACAGTCGATACCACCACCTATCCCGGCAGGATCACCTATTCAGGCGTCTGGGATGGGACGTTTCAGGCGGCAACTTGGACTAACGATCCAGCCTGGTGTTTATACGACCTGCTGATCAATACCCGCTATGGAGCGTCGATCCCTGAGTCGTCACTGGATAAGTACGACTTCTATTCGATCAGCCAGTATTGCAACGCTCTAGTCAACGACGGCAAGGGCGGTCAGGAACCACGCTTTAGCTGCAACCTGCTGCTAAATAGCCGGGACGAAGTGTATAACGTCATCCAAGAGATGACCAGCTTGTTCCGTGGTATTGCGTATTACGGCGCAGGATCACTGGTTCTGCAGCAGGATAAGCCAAGCGATTCCCAGTATCTGCTTGGTCCGAGCAACGTTGTAGACGGCATTTTCAATTATTCGGGCACATCACAAAAGGCGCGGCACACGACAGCAACAGTTGCTTACCAGGACTATGACACCCAAGGCGAAGTTGCCTACGAATACGTCGAAGACCAAGACGCCGTTAGAAATTACGGCGTTATCAATAAAGACATCAAGGCGCTGGGTTGCTACAGCCAAGGTCAGGCGCATCGTGCTGGTAAGTGGGCGCTGCTGTCCGAGCAAAACCTAACGGAAACCGTCACCTTCTCGGTCTCGATTGATAGCGGGATCATTCTGCGTCCCGGAATGGTGATCGACATTGCCGATCCGCTCCGTGGTGCTACGCGCCGCAGTGGGCGCATCAGCAGCGCAACAACCACCGTCATCACCGTTGATAGCGACACCAACCTGTCGGTCAACCTGTCAAACAGCCCAACGCTTTCGGTGATGATGCCGACCGGGCTGGTAGAAACCAAAACCATCAGCAGCATCAGCGGCACCGCGATTACGGTCAGCAGTGCATTTAGCGAAGCACCCAACGCCAACGCTGTCTGGCTGATTCAGACCACCGATATTCAGTCCCAACAATTCCGGGTGCTTAACGTTGCCGAATCTGGCGACGGCATATACGGCGTCACCGCACTGGCTTACAACGCTTCACTTTATGACTCGATCGAATCTGACCTGAAGCTGCAGCCAAGGGTTGTTTCCAATCTCTCCGACAAGCCTGATGCAGTCGATGATATTACAGGCAATGAATATCTCTACGTTGACGGCCAAAGTGTTCTAACGGCGTTTGATCTTACCTGGCAACACAACGGACTGCGTACCAGTGAGTATCGCGTACAGTATCGGATCGACAACGATAACATTCAGACGGTCGTAACTAGCAACAAATCAATAACGCTAAGAAGTTTGCGTGCTGGCACGTTAAAGCTGCAAATTCAAGCCTTTAGTTATCTCAATAAGTCCAGCGATACCACAGCAGTTGAGATTGAGCTGGCTGGTAAAACTGCCATTCCGTTTGACGTTAGCGGTTTAACGCTGGAGCCAATCAACGAAAATAGTGCTCGTTTGAAATGGGATCAGGCAACAGAGCTGGACGTAAGGGTTGGCGGTCGTGTTCATATTCGGCATAGCTCGCTAACCAACGGAACAGCTACATGGAGCAATGCAGTCGATCTGATTAGCGCAGTTTCTGGTGCAACAGATGAAGTCGTTGTCCCGCTTATTGAAGGTGAGATATTTGTCAAATTTGAGGATGACGGCGGACGCCTTAGCGCCAACGCCACCAGCGTTCTGGTTGACCTGCCGGAAACGATCGCCAAAATTTCTGTCCAGCAACGCCGTGAGGATGCAGATACACCACCGTTCCAGGGCACTAAAACTGATGTTTTCTACAGCTATGACCTTGATGCGTTGCTGCTTGATGTTGATGGACCAGACATTGACAGCATTGCTGATTTTGATGCGATCCCAGATTTTGACTTTAACGGCGATGTATTAACTAGCGGCGAGTATGAGTTTGCCAGCGTTCTTGACCTTGGCGCTGTCTTTGCTACTGATTTCAATCGTTATTTCGTCACTGAAGGTTTCTACCCGAATGACCTGATTGACTCGCGTATTGGCAACGTCGATTCTTGGACGGATTGGGATGGATCCACGATTGATCAGGTCAACGCAAAACTGTATTTGCGGGCTACGAATGATGATCCTGCTGGGACGCCAACCTACGGCGAATGGCAGGAATTTAAGAGTGGCACATACAAGGGTCGCGCCTTCCAATTCAAAGCGCTACTCGAAAGCTTTGACCCAGGGCAGAACATCCTGATCAATGAAATTGGCTACAACACCAGCTTCAAGGGACGGCAGGAGCAGAGCAACGGCTATGTGGCTAGCGGCACAAGCACCAAGCGCGTGGACTTCAACAACGCATTTTTCACTGGAGCAGCCAGCCTTGGCAATCTGAACCAGTTCCTTCCGAGCATCGGGATCACGGTGCAGAACCTTGCATCTGACGAAAGGGTCAACATCAGCAACATCTCAGGCACGGGCTTCGATGTGGACGTTTTGGACAGCGGAGACAGCAACGTGGATCGTAATTTCACATGGACTGCTGTTGGTTATGGCCGAGGGGTCTAAAGTGGGTTAAATGCTGTTCCAAAGCGGACTGACACATGGCAACCCATGATTATGTAATTGCCAACGGCTCTGGCGGCGCAGTTCGTAGTGACCTGAACAATGCGCTAGCGGCAATCGTCAGCAATAACAGCAGCGCAACTGAACCGACCACGACCTATGCCTACATGTGGTGGGCGGACACTACGTCTGGTCAGCTGAAGCTGAGGAATGGTGCTGACAGTGCTTGGGTTGTAATCCGCGAGCTTGACGGCACGATGCTGATGGAGAGCGGCACGGCTGGTGCGCCGGGTCTTGCTTTCGCGGCGGATTCTAACCTTGACACTGGTATTTATCGCCCTGGCGAAAACCAACTAGCCATCTCGACTGGTGGCACTGGGCGGTTGTTTATTAACAATACTGGACTGGTCGGAATCGGAACTTCCAACCCCAGCAATTCGTTACACGTTCTTAATTCTACTGCTGATGTCATATTAAAGGTCGAATCTGGCGACTCAATTTCAAGGATTGAGCTTAAAGATAGCGTTGCTTCTAACTATATTTCAACTGTTGGAACAAACTTAGACTTTGCTATAAATGGCGTTGCCGCGGCAATGCGTATCACATCGGCAGGCAACGTAGGGATTGGCACTACGAGTCCACTAAAGGAGTTGCAAGTTGGTGATTTTTCGGGAACAAATGAAATACTAATCGGAGCAGGTACTGCTGGTAATAGTAATGTTGTTTTTGGTGACGGTTCTACAGGGAATGCCTCTTATCGCGGAAGTATTCAATATGCACACTCAGATGATTCGCTGAGCTTCTCTACAGCAGCCGCCGAACGCGCCCGCATCGACAGCTCCGGCAGGTTGTTGATTGGCTCATCTAGTGCGCCTACCGCAGGTGATGGTCAATATGGAAAACTGGTCGTCCAAGGCTATATCGGAGGTGATACAGGTGCTGGTTACATGGCCATTGCGCGTGGCCAACAAGCTACAGCACCGTTTAACAACACCACAGAAATTGGACGTTTAGCTTTTACAGATTCGCTAGGAAATTCGTTTGCTTATATCAGCTCCCGTGCTGACGGAGACACTGGATCCGGTGACTACCCTGGGCGCCTAGTGTTCTCTACTACTGCCGACGGAGCGAGCAGCCCGACGGAGCGGATGAGGATAACTAGCGATGCAGAAGTTCTTATTGGTACAGAGGATCCAATTCAACCAACAACTAGCACACAAAACGGCGTTGAGATAAATGCAGACGCCAAGCGAATTAAAGGAAGCCGCGATGGTGGCGCGCCTTTAACGCTGCAACGAACCAGCAGCGATGGAGATCTTGTTGAGTTTTATCAAGACACATCACTTGAGGGTTCAATTTCCGTTTCTGGCTCCACCGTCAGCCTCAACGGCGCCCACCTATCCCGCTGGTCTCAACTTCCTGGTGGCGCTGAACGTACCGAAATTCTGCGCGGCACTGTTCTCTCCAACATCGACGAAATGTGCGAATGGGGTGATGAAGATAACGAACAACTCAACCGCATGAAGGTGAGCGATGTCGAAGGTGACAAGAACGTGTCTGGCGTCTTCCAAGCTTGGGACGATGACGACGACATCTACACCAACGATTTCCATTGCGCGATGACGGGTGACTTTGTTATCCGTATTGCTCAGGGCGTCACGGTTGAGCGTGGTGACCTACTGATGTCCGCTGGTGATGGCACTGCTAAAGCTCAGGACGATGACATTATCCGCAGCAAAACCATCGCCAAAGTGACTTCAACTCACGTCAGCGAAACCTATGCCGATGGCAGCTACTGCGTGCCTTGCGTGCTGATGGCTTGCTAGAGCCATAAGACCTACTCACTAGTCAAACCGAGCAAACTCACCATGGAGCCTGCGTGCAGCCTCGCAATAGGCGGCGTAGGCTTCTTCTTTTGCTTTAAAATAACCCAAGCAGATACGTTCACTATTAACCGTTATATACGCTTGCCATTTTTTAAGGGTTTTATGCCAAGAAACTCCCTTTAAACCTGATGTATTGTTGGAGTGTTTTTTCCGATTGCAGCCATTTTGATAACGATTTGCCAGTCTTAAATTACTGAATCTATTGTTGTAGCAGTTACCATCAATATGGTCTATAAGGTTGTCTCCGGGGTCTTGTCCTGTCATCAAAAGCCAAATGACTCTGTGCGCCAAGTATTTGGTTTTGTCTAGGTTAACTCGAATGCCGTTTTTCTCTTCTGAGCCAGCTTCGTCGCCTATTTTTATACATTGAGCAACTGACTGGATCCAAAACAACTTTCCGCTTTTTACGTCGTAGCGGAGAAGTTCTTTAACACGCGCCAGTGGCGGCAGAGGTTTAAACTTGGGCATCGGCCTATGCAGGTAGGACGGTCATCCCCCAGGTGCGTCAACACGCTGGGGACACTATTGTAAGGGCAAATTCCTGCCGCCATGCCTACACCGACGACCTCTATCACCTGGGCTATCGCCAACCTGGAGCGACGCACTGAGAATGGCGAAATTTTTGTCTGCCATTACACCGTCAACGCCAACGACGGCACCTATTCCAGTGGCGCCTATGGCTCCGTTGGGCTTGAAGCTGCTGACCCTGACAGCATGATTCCGTACGCCGACGTGACGGAAGAGCAGTGCATTTCTTGGGTCAAGGAAGCCCTTGGCGGCGACGAAAAAGTCACCGAAATCCAAGCTGCTCTGCAAGCTCAGATCGACGAGCAACGCGCACCCACTAAGGCTGCCGGAGTGCCCTGGTAATGGTTGCCAAAAGCAAAACCGCACTGGGGCGGGTTGAGCACAAAGCCGGTCGCCCCAAAACCACATCTCAGGGTTACGGGCAACATTCCCGCCCACGTCGGCGCGGTAAGAAGCCCTTGCGCGGTCAGGGCAGATAGATGGATAACCGTTTGTCGCTGCTTGGTGGTCTGCTAGCACTGCTAACCACTGTTGTGGCGACGACGGTCACCATCGACTCGCGCTACGCCAAGTCTGCCGAAGTCAGGGAACAGTTCTGCCAAGCCCGTAAGCAGCAACTGCGGGATCGGATTTTTGAGCTGGATCTAAAGGCGAACAAAACGCCAAACGATCGAGCCTTGCGAGAATACCTACAGCAACAACTCAACGACGGCTGCTAGCCGTTTAGCTGCTGTGGACAAAATCAATCTTGAGCTGATCGGCGGCATCCTTGCTATCGCCGTGCAGGCTGGTATTGCTGTCTGGTGGGCTAGCGGCGTCAGCTCAAAGATGTTTCACATCGAGCACGAGCTAATGAAGCTCAACATGAACGTGGAGCAAAACACCGAGTTTCGTATTCTCTGGCCGCGTGGCGAAATGGGCGCGTTGCCGGATGACGTTAAACAGGATTCCGCAATTCAGGTATTGCAAGCAGAGGTTGAGAGGCTTAGACAGCGGACAGTATGCAATCGTTAAATGGACCCGCAAAGATTAGAAAACTGGAGGAAAGTAAAAGAAGGACTTGAAAAAGCAGGCAAAACCGATTGTGACTATTACCGCCGAGCGGTTGTGATTCTGCGTGGTCAGCCCGATCCTTGGCGTCCGCCTTCGATAAAATAATTACAACGATTGACCGCCGTGGACCCCTTTTTGACGCCACTAGCCACGGCAGCGATCATCGCTGGTGTTGGTGCCTTGTGGCGTATCGACAAACGCGCCAGCATCATGGACACCCGAATGGCCTTGATCCTGGAACAGATCACCGCACTGCGGAGCGATCACAAAGAACGGCTCGACGACCACGAACGCCGAATCCGCACCATCGAACAGAAGCTGTGACCACCATCGTCCACTCCACCTGCTTTGAAGGCGGCTACAAGCTGGAGCAACTGGAGAACGAGCGCAACGAGATTTACTACCGGGCCTGCAAAGACAGCATCTGCCGTTATGCAGAGGACGAATACATCGCCCGCATGTACCTAGAGGGCATGGGCTGGGACCCTACGCAGCCTCCACTTCCTGAGGATCAATCCACTCCTCAATCTCAACCTCCAGCCGCTGATCCCAAAAGTCCTGCTCCCGAAACCATTCCCTCCAGTCCCGACT